AACGGAGCAGCCATTTAGAATAATTTAGAAGTTTACAGTAACCAAGCCACCGACTTGGGTGTTGAATCCACCGAATCCAACAATTATGATTGAGCCTCTTGCTTGAGCACCGCAGCAAGCTGAGGGTCCTTTTCTGATATTAGCATTTGTTGAGTTATATTGCCCGTTTTCCAAGGATTCACTTGTCCTCCACCCACGTTTGATGTAGGAGTTGGTTTTGCACCCATTCCTGCAGCAGTGCTTGGCTTGAAATGATGTTCCCAACCACTACCAGGATTCTTGAGACTTGTGAGATAAGCGTCTAAATCCTGTTCAACTCCACCATTTAAAATTACAACTTTACCTTCAGCATTTTTTTGTAACTTATTTTGTAGCAAAGAAAGAGTTTGTTCAGCATTGATCGCACCAAGGTTGCTGATAGCTGAAAGTGCCGTTGTCTTTGTAGAGGCTACTTCATTAGAATTTTTTAAATCTTCAAGCTGCTGAGATAGAGTCATTATTTGTTGATCTTTTTCTTGAGCAGTTTTATTTGCTTCCTCCCAAAGAGTTTTCCATTGTCCTTGATCTTCTAAAATCTGTTTTCTTTTTTGCTCCTCTTTTTCATAAACACCATCTAATTTACCTTTTACATCATTAAATTTCTCTGACCATTTAGCTTCTTTTTCAGCAGCTTCTTTTTTAGCAGCAGCTAATTTTGCTTCATATTCTGCTTTTACAGAATCTAAAGAGGGTGATGGGGGTTGAACAGGTGGTTGTGCTGCAACATTTTCAGTTGCTTCAGTATTTGTTTGAATTACTTTTTCGTCAATAGCCATAGTTATTTAGATTCGATAAAGGTTTCTAATTCAGAAATTAAGTCCACTTTTGTATGTCGTTTGTCTAACTCGATACCAAGAGTACGACCAAATTCTTCTAATTCAGATTTAGTCATAGCAGTAAAATCTTTTTGATTTACAACCTCTGGTTCAACTACAGGTTCAGGAGCAGGACAAACTACAGGAGTTTCATCTGCTTCTTTTTTTGGTTCTTTTACCTCCCATTTATAAGTCCCATCAGGTTGTAGGACTTGTTCAATAGATCCAGCCATAATAAACGTGTACTTGTATATTATCTTAGCAGATTATTCCGATTTGACCTCATTTGCACTAGGTAATACCTCACCTTGCACTAAAATATCTCTAAATTCTTCTCTATCTATTACTTGTTGATCAAATAATGATGTCAAAGCTGTAATATCTTGACCAATTAATCTTTCAATATCAAAATCTCTACTAATTTTCACTTCGGGAGGTTCTATACCTACATATTCAGCAGATAAATTAAAACATTTTTGAAGTTTCTGTTCTAACTCCATAGAAACCATCGCAAGCATAGAATTAGTATCCACCCTATCTAATCTTCGAGCGTCAGCAGATTCAGCTACAAACTTCTGTTGACTAAGAGTGCTAATGCCAAGAGTAGCCATTTGCATCTGTAATTCTTTTATTTCAGCAGATTGAGCATCAAAAGCACTGGAAGCTGGTTCTACATAATAAACTTTATTACCAGGCTGAGTTGCCATCGCATAATTAACAGATATTGCTAAATCTTTAGTTTGATCATCATATCCTTCCATTACAAGCATTGGCTGAGATGCAACGTGCAAACTATGAATAAGATCAGCCTGTCTTTGAAAATGTGCAAGATTAAGATACGCAATATCAAGTAAAGGTGGTTTACTTACTAAATTATCTGTTTTACCCGAATAAATTGTTACTAAAGGTATTTCACCAAGAGAAAAGCTACCTGTTTCAACTTGTTTGTAATCTTTATCTGCTGAACCCATTTCAAAATTACCTGTAACACTATTATCTGCAACGTCATACATCTCTTCAATCTGTTCTTTCTTGCGAAAAACTCTATATCTACCTGGTTCGATCACTCTTATCTGATCGTAAACTTTTTCACCAAACTGACCATCGGGTAGTACCGCCTTTTCAGCTAACCTTACCTGCACTAAATTCCCATAGTTAGACTCTCTATCAAGTCTCCAACCATAAAGATTTGTAGGATCTACTTCAATCCAATAAGGTCTGCGATTCTGTTGTCTTTCTTCTGCAAGTGTTAAAGCACCCGATGGAGCTGGATAATCTACAAGAATATGACTTTGACCATAAATTAAAGAGCACATCAATACTCTTCTTGCATATTCGTCTAAGTCCGAACCACAGCCATCAACATCCATCTTAAACATCTCTGTCCAATAAGGATCTCCTGTTAAAGTTATTGGTTTTCTTAATACAAGACCTGTAGCTGCTCTTATTAATCTTTGTGTAAAAGGACTAAATACTGATCTATTTACCCTAGCTAAATAAGCATCATAATCTTCTCTTGGTTCGAGAGGTAAGAACGCTTCAGAATTTTCTCTAAGGTACTCTGTTCCTTCTGTAACAGCCTTCATTATTTCCCAACCTTTCATCATATCTAAGACAGCCCTTGTCCTAGTAAAAGGACTATCAACGCCACCTACAGATGTAGACGAAACAATATTAGTTCTAATAGGACCTGGAACAGCATAAGTCATCTCAGCACCTCCATTTTCTTAATGCTAACGCCTTCCTTGTAGGTCTGCCTTTACTATCTTTCATTGGCCCAGGCATACCTGACATTCTTGCACAAAAAGATTTACGTCTTTTAGCTGCTTTACTACCAGGCTTTACTTTTCCTGTAACAGGAGCTTTTAAATTACTACCAGTGGCACGATTATATTTGGCTCTACCTTTCGCAGTTAATCCACCAGATTTGGATTTTTCTCCTCTACCTACGCTTAAATTTACATTTTTACGTTTCTTTCTCATTTTCCCACCTTTGCTTGTGCCTTTTTATGGGCTTGAGTAAAAGTATCTCCCGCTCTCATTCGCCTCTTCATGTAAGCCATATGAACATCGCTGTGGTGTTCAGAATGTTTTGCTAATAAATTTTTTTGGCGAGTGGTAAGTTTCACTTCTTTTTCTTTTTTTTCTTAGAACGGAGCTTTTTAAGATCAGCAGCAGTAATCTTATCCCGTGGTGGAGCAACAGCAGCAAGTTTGCGTTGCTTAGATGAATAAGATCCTTTAGGCATTAGACAGCAGAGGTTATAGCACCATTAGTTTGGAAACTAACTGATACAGTTGAAATGTCTCCAACAGTAGAACTAAATGAAGTTCCTGTAATAATTCCGTTAAAACTTAATTTTTTAGCACCTGATGTATCTAAGAAAAGATTAAATGAAGCATCACCAGCATCTTCAGCAGTTAAAATATCAGAAATAATTTCAGCAGTATCATCACCAGATGTTGCGGTATAAAGCAGATCAACAGTACCAGAACCAGAAATTAAAGATCCTACATACTTTCTTGATGTATCTCCATGAGCAGTACACTCTAAAGTGTCTTTTGTTACGTCTAATGTCCAAGCTGTTGTAGAAGCTACTGCTCCAAGTGATCCAGTTCCGTTATCAAATGATACAGAGCCTTCTTCACCACGAAAAAATGCCATGATTCTAAGAAAAATTTACTTATAACAATATATTACCTTGAAACTGCGTTTTTCACAGTTATTTTTTCTTCTTTTTACGTCTATGTTGATAAGTTATCTTTTTACTACCTGTTTTCTCTCTTTTAAACCTAGCTTTTTCGGCTGATGACATCTCCCCTACTGTCTTAGGTGTCTTACTTGATACACGATTTTTGGGACGACAAGCTGGATAACCTCGTTTTTCGCCTTTTTTTCGGCCACAAGGTTTACCAGTTTTTACATCAACCCAATTTTCTTTGAACCAACGGGTTAATCCACCACTACTTCTTGCCACGTTTTTTAGCCTCGGTGCGATAAGTACCACCACGCTTTTTGTACTCTCGTACAAGCCATGCGTTAGCGTAAGCAGAAGGATAAACCTTAAATTTACGTTTTGCTTCCGCTTTTACCCTAGAGTATAACGCTTTATTTACAGGAACATTCGCCACGTTTCTTACCTCCCTTTTTTTTCTTCTTCTTTTTCTTAGTCGTAGAATGGTACATGATAAGAATTAGGTAGTTCTTAATATATTCTAAACGAAGTTTGGCCGAGTGTCTCTGGTTTTGCCAAGTTAAATTGCTGTAGACAAAGATAACCGAAAGCGTCAAATGCGTGATCAACTCCTAAATTTTTATTTGGCATACCCGTATTCGGTGCATAAGTTAAAGTTCTGAGTGATTTTATCAATTCTTTACATCTTGGGTGAATAAATGTCCTTCGATCACCAGCTGCATCAAAAAGTGCCGTATTTACAGCAGTAATTTTATCTCGAATCTTCCAAGGAGCCTTCGGACTAGACACAGTAAAGCCACTTCTTCGTAAAATCGTGTGATCGGTAAGTCCAACACCACTTGTTTTGCGAGCACCACCCGTAGGGTCGGGACAAGTTATGATTCTTCGGTCAACTCCATATCTATTTACCACTTCTTCAGCAAAATCCCATGTAGTAGCACCTCCCCGAAGGATAATTTCATCAAAAACATACAAATTTTCGTTACTTTTAACCGCACATATGCCACAAAGAGGGTCTACGTTGAAATCCACCCCCATATATAGCGGCAACATATGTAAATCTTGTGCTTCGGACGATATATTCTCGTCATCAAAGCTAATTGCCACTAATCCCGTGAGATTTTCAAAGCTCGCTTCAAATTCCTGTCGAAATGTACGATTATCTAGCTGACCTCTAGCTGCTTCAACTTCTTCTTTCGGAACATTACCCCCCTCAATCGTAGTAAAACTCCACCTTTTCCAATCCCCACTCTCATCTTCGGGTACATAACACCATAAATCGTAAAACCAACTTGCCGTTCCATCAGGTGTAGAGATGAACAACGCCCACCCCTGTTTATCAGCTAACGCAGGTCTAATAACTTCAGACCATACCTCTCTGTCCATAAATGCAGCTTCGTCCAAAACAACTCCACTCAAACTACGACCTCTCAATGCCATAGCGTTTTCAGTTCCTTTTAACTCAATAGTTGATTCGTTTACTAATTCAATCTTCAAATCTGTCTCATTCTTGGACTTGATCCACTGCTTTGGTACTAACTTTTTCAATGTTTTCCATGCAATGTCCTTCGCCATTCGATATGTAGGTGCGCAATAAAAATATGTCTCCCCTGGTTTCGATATAGCACCCTTTAATAATTCAACACAACTTAAATAACTTTTACCAAATCTTCTTCCAGCTACAAGCACCCTAAACCTTTCATCAGCTTTGAACACCTCCCCTTGTGCCCATCGTAAACTTAACGGTTCTGCTACTGCCATATAAAAATAATAACCTCTATT